TAACGTGACAGCTATGAAGTTTTACAAGCGTTGTCCAATATCCGATCAGACTATGTTAACGGTTAAAAGTTGGAATTCGTGGTTAGGTCAGGCGCTGGATTTTACTAATGATCAATCGTTGGATCAGGCAAACACGGGTTTACCCGGTCTCAGCGGTGATCCTGGGACTGAAATAGCAATAATCCGGCCTAACTTGACCACTCGCGAAGCCGAAATGGTGGCTAAACGACATTTGAGCGCGATAGCTGAGCAGGCGCTCACTGTTCAGATCGCCATGCCTGGCGAGGTAACATTAAAACCGCGTGACGTATTAACAGTTAGTGGCGGCGGAAATGGACTTGACGCCAACTATATCGTAAGTTCCGTGCGCCGCAACTATTCGACAATTGCGGGGTTTACCCAATATGTCCATGGATTTTCGATGGGACCTAATTGGCCACTTTTCGGCGGATCCGAGGTTTCATTAAATGGATGACTTTTTTGATTTGTTATCCGCGAAGTCTGGCGAGACACGGCGGAGTTTCGCACAAGCCAGAATAGGCACCGTAACCTCCTCGAATTCCCAAACCGCTACCGCAAAAGTGTTGCTACAGCCGGAAGGCGTCTTAACGGGTTGGCTGCCGGTTCTAACACAATGGGCTGGTTCCGGCTGGGGTATGGTTTGTCCTCCTAGCCCCGGTGATCAAGTACTGATTATTCCCCAGGAAGGAGATGCTCAGCATGGCCTGATCGTTGGTCGCCTCTACTCGAACTCGGTCCGCCCTCCTCAGACTGAACCTGGTGAGATTACATTGTGCCATCAATCAGGCTGTTCGATTCGATTGCTTAATTCCGGCATAGTCGTCGTCGAAGGTGACCTTCATGTCTCGGGTGATGTCTACGATGCAAACGGACCACTTAGCAGGCTTCGGAATCATTACGATGCCCATATTCATCACACTGGCAGCGGTCAGGATACCTCAGATCCTTTGCCACTGGACTAACACAAGATGATCACTATTGCTTGTGACTGGGGAGCAGACCTATCTATCGGCCCGACCGGTGATATTAAAATGACAGCAGTGCTCGCCAGTGTCCAACAGCGAATAATTCGACGATTATTAACCAATCAAGGCGATTATATTTGGCATACGAACTATGGTGCCGGTCTCGGAAGTTATGTTGGGGATCCATACGCGCAGACGGCTATCAAGGGCAACATTCTGAACCAGCTCCAGCTTGAGGCTCTTGTCGCCATGACACCGGCGCCGACCATTCAGACCAATCGGTCACTAACCGGTCCGTTTTCGGCTATGTCGGTGACGGTTCGGTATTGGGTTGCCGACTCATTTACAGCGAATTCCATCGTCTTAGAAGTCGGTGTATAATAACATGAACCTTCCCACCCGTGATTTCACTGATATCGTTCGTGACATGTCTTCCGCGATAACCTCTTCTGCGGGCCGGCTCATAGACATTTCGATCGGTTCTGTACTACGCGCCATCATTGAAGCCAACGCGGCGATCGTGCTATGGGCCCAATGGCTTGTATTACTGACTTTGCAAACCACTCGGGCTGGCACGAGTACAGGTACGGATCTCGATAGCTGGATGGCAGATTTTTCGCTTTCAAGGCTGCCCGCGATGACTGCCTCAGGCATCGCGACGTTTTCGAGGTTTACTGCAACAGCCACCGCATTCGTGCCTGCTGGAACTTTAATAAAGACACAGGATGGGTCGATCACCTTCGCGATCGCTATCGACGATTCTAATCCAACCTGGCAACCTGTCCTCAACACGTATTGCTTGGCTTCTGGGGTCGTGTCGATTGACCTGCAGATAGTCGCATCGGCTGCAGGGCTCTCTGGAAACGTGCTTGCAAATACAATTGCAGTTCTCGCGTCAGCAGTTCCCGGGATAGACAATGTCAACAATGAAACAGCAACCAGCGGGGGAGCAGATCCGGAGACAGATGGGGCATTCAGAGTTCGATTCGCGAATTTTTTCGCCGCGCGATCGCGTGCCACGGTAGACGCTATAGCGTATGCGATTTCTCTGGTTGGGCCGGATTTAAAATATGTCATTCAAGAGAACGTCGATGCCGCCGGGAATATCAGGTTGGGGAATATGCTGATCGTGATTGACAATGGGTCGGGAGTGTTGGCGCAGACTTTGGTGGATTCGCTTTCCTTCGCCATACAAGTGGTGCGACCGATTGGAACAACCTTTTCGATCCAGCCCCCTCAAATCATTCAAGTCCGGGTGACCCTTACCGTATTACTTCGTTCGGAATCGCCAGTGTCCACAATCCAGGCCAAGCTGCAGCTTGCTATCCAGAACTATATCAGTAGTCTCGGTATAGGGAGCACACTTTCCGTCACACGGATAAGTCAGCTCGTATATCGAACCGAACCACGGACTGTTAATGTATCGAATGTAACCTTGAATGGTCAGGGGATGGATTTGGTCGCGCCATCAACGACGTCATTCTTGCCGCAAAGCGTAAGCTTTACCTAGCATGATCTATAGTGAGCAAGATATCTTCCAGAGAATCAAGGCAACACTTCCTGGCCGATGGTTCGGCGAAGACACGCCCATATTGGATTCAATCCTGCATTCATTATCTGCGGGTTGGGTGGATCTATTTAGTCTACTGCATTACGTCACAATGCAAACCAGAATAGGGACAGCGTTTGATAGTTGGCTCGATCTCATCGCGCGAGATTACTTCGGGCATCGGATATACCGGCGGCCACAAGAAACAGATGGTTCCTTCCGTCAAAGAATCCACATAGAGCTGCTTAGAGATCGGTGTACGCGGGCAGCGATATACGACGTATTGCTTGAGTTGACAGGCAGATCTCCGATCATTTTCGAACCAACGAATCCGCAAGACACCGGATCCTACGGGTCATTGGATCAAATGGAAGTTGGGAGCGCGGGATACTGCGCTTCTGGTGGGTGGGGAAATCTCACTTCACCTTTTCAAGCGTTTGTGAGAGCATTTCGACCTATTCCTACCGGAGTCGCAATGATTAACGGGTGGGGAGGGAATATTGGAGCGTTCGGGGTAGGTCTCAGTGCCTACATCAGTTTCGATACGAATTCGTCCTGGGCGGATGATCCCGAGATTTGCGACGTCGTTGCTGGCACCGCACCTGTGGGAAGCATCATTTGGATTTCGATTGAGCCGTGATAACCACAGGGACACAAACTAAGTTTTATCGTTCGGTACACTTTTTTCAGACTCAAAAGTCTGTACTCGGCTGGGATCTGAAAGATAGACGAGCAAATCTACGGAGAATGAAGCCCCCGCCGGTCAGAGCCCCACCGGACGAAGGCAACCGCGGCCCGGCAAGCGGCGAAGGACCTGACGTCGAGGGAACTACGCAACCTAGACCAAAAGCCACAGTCCGGGGCTCAGAAAAAAGCCGAGTATTCGAATCTGGCCCCGATTCCGGCGGAGACAGGTTGCGCAACACAAATCCAATTAACCATCCGTCTTACCCTATGGCGTTCCCCCGCTTCGCCAATCAGGATCACCCAATGGTTCTCCCCCCGATGTATCCAAAAGGCGTTCTGAATGACCGCGGCGATGTGATACGGAACAAAGATAGAGAAACGGGAATCGCAATGGACCGGCAACCAGAATCACCGGTGGGGACAAAGGTTGAGTCAAACACTTACGATCCATTGACCACCGGTGTCAGACAACCCAGCCAGGCGTTCGGTGACTATGGGCCGAGCCGACCCGACCTCTCGTCGGCAGCTGCGCTTGCAAGGCCCAGTCATGTCGAGGCGTCTAAAACAACCAAAGTGTATCGGGGCCTATCGCAGAACCATCATCCCGGCGTATACGAGGCTAATGGCGTTGGTCACAACGATACGGGTACTCGCATGGCGAGTCCATTACCAATGACCCCAACACAAGAGACAGTACGAAAATCTCGAGCCGTGCTGACCAAACAGTCCCTCACGATGTCCAATATCCAGGGGTTTGCGCCACGTTCTCGCGCCACAGACAATCTTCCCTTGGGACCGAAAGGTTCAGATTTAGGCAAGCCTGTTCCGGATCGACAACACGATAGCGCGACTTCGGCGGTCATATCATCAGGCGTCGTTGGTGAATTGTGGCTGGACACCCTATCACTTCGAGATTGGCTCCAAGCATTTCTGACTGGTGAGATTGGACGTGCCTCTCAGGCTGTTAACGGGAACGAAGGTTCACTCGCGAATCTTTAACCGGTAGCTTCTAGGCCCTGTCGTGAATTGAGCCAGCAGAAGAAGTTCCCGATCAGATGCCCGGCCTCGATAGCGCGTTATCAAGCATTCAGGGTAACTGCCCAGGTTGTCCGGTCTGGCTCAGGCGACCTGGAGTTCGGCGACCAACCTGTTAGGTTGGCCAGTCAGTGTCCGTAAGATATCCCAACCCTGCTTCCTGGCTGTCGAGATCAGGGAACGGATCGTGCTGAAGTCTTCCGCGCCTTCCTCGGAGTGAAAGCCGCCAGATATTTCCTGTCGAAGCTTCATCATCCGCCCATCCTGTTCCGCCAGGTTGTTGGTGAAGGGCACCGCTTGATTGGCCAGGAAGCGCAACACATCCTGCTTACGGACATGGAGACAAAGCAGGAGATTGTGGCCAACCCGCCGTGGCGTACGGCCGCGGCGCTTCCTGGCTGTGGAAATCAACGCAGGTCGCGCCTCGTGGAATACGAACCCCGCGGAGAGAATGGCAGCGTAACATCGCCCGATCAGCGCGACGCATCGAGGTGACAACGTAACGCCCCGTTCGCGCGCGAGGTTCGAAGCATGACACGTCCGGCGCGGCAGACGTTGCATCTTGCGTGCCCAATCTTCTTTTTCGATCTCGATGAGCGCCTGAAGTTCACGCAAATGGTGCGCGCTGCATAAAGCGTGCAATACGCCTTACGGGGCACAGTACGGCTTCCAGTGACGGTGGACGACAATGCCCGTGGCGTTCTCCGGCAAGCTGCCCCGCTTCGGGGAGATACGGTAAAATGTCAGAACGATGGTCGATGCGATGTGCGGCCATTGGGTTTTCCCGCCAATTCGGAAACCGGTCTCATCCAGGTGCTTCACCGGCGCCGCCGCCACATGGTCGCGCACGGCGGCGGCGAACCCCTGGAACCGCGCGGCGCAACTCCGGCTCATGCCGGCGATGGTCGCCGTTACCAGATGCACGCCAAACAAATCCGCTGATGAAGGCGGCCAACGACGACACGGCGCTGTATTTCGTTGACGGCACGCACCCATCCTATGCTGGCCATCCGGCGTTCGGCTGGATCAGGTGCGGCGAGGACCGCAAACTGAAAAGCAACCGGGACCGGGTCAACGTTAATACCAATGGTGCGCTGAGTTAGTCCGATCGCGCGATCGTGCACCGAACGGCTGGCAAGATCACCAGTGCCGCGATGATCACGCTGTTCGACACGCTGGTCGATCGCCATCCCACTGCCAGCCGGATCAATGTCGTGCTGGATAACGCCATCTACGTTAACGTCCGGTCTGCCACGCGGTAGCTTTGGCACGCGAGTTGCCTGGCATGCCGCTCAGGCGGCGTCACGCTGATCCAGCCGCTGACGCACGCCGTCCAGGTTCCACGGCAACAACTCATGCACGCGTCTGACCGGATGATCAGCGATGCGAGCGAGTACTTTGCGCAGATAGTCCTCGGCATCGAGCCAGTTCAACTTCGCGGTCGCGGTCAGGGTGTAGATCGCCGCGGCACGCTCGCCGCCAGCGTCCGATCCCGCGAACAACCAATTTTTGCGTCCAAGAGTCATCGGCCGCATCGAGCGTTCGGCGGCGTTGTTGTCGATGCACACGCGGCCATCGCGCAGCACCCAAGTCAGTGCGTCCCAACGCACCAGAGCGTAGCGGATCGCCTTGGCCATCTCGCCCCTGCCGGAGACACGCGGCAGTGTCGTGTCCAACCATTTCCGGAGATCGGCGAACAGCTTCTCACTCCGTTCCGCGCGGGCCTTCAGCCGGATTTCGGCGGGCTCGCCGCGGATCAACGCCTCGACCGCGTACAGCGCCGCGATCCGTTGCAACGCCTCCCACGACTGAGGTGACTTCGTCTCGGCGTGGATGTCGATGAATTTCCTCCGGACGTGCGCCATGCAGGCGGCTTCCGTCACACCCAGCTGGTACAGCCCGGCATGGCCGGCGTAACCGTCCGCCCGCGGGATGCCTTTGAATCCGGCGAGATGGGCTTTCGGATGTTCGCCTTTGCGATCCGGACTGTAGCAATACAGCACCGCTTTCGAGGCCTTGCCGGCGAAGGGATGATCGTCACGGACATAGCACCAGATCCGTCCGGTTCTGGTCTTGCCGTTTCTGGGTGCCAGTACCGGGACCGTGGTGTCATCGGCGTGGATCCGTTCCGCCGCCATCACATGCGCGCCGGCAGCGTCGACCAAAGGGCGCAACAACCGCGCGCACTGGCCGACCCAGTCAGCAAGGGTTGAACGATCGAGATCGATACCGTCGCGGGCGTAAATTTCCGCCTGGCGGCGCAACGGAAGGCGGTCACAGAATTTCCCCACCAGCACGTGCGCCAACAAACCCGGCCCGGCGAGGCCGCGGTTGATCGGCAGGCTGGGAGCCGGGGGCTGGGTGATGCTCTCGCGGCAACGGCAGGACAGTTTCGGACGCACGTGCCGGGTGACGCGGAATGACCCCGGCACGTACTCCAGCACCTCGGTCACGTCTTCGCCCAGACGCCGCAACGCGCCGCCGCATTTCGGGCAGGTACAGGCGGGGGCATGCTCCACCGCATCGCGCGGCAGGTTCTCGGGCAATGGTTTGCGTTTGGGTTTGCGTCGGCGGGGCTGAATGTCCGGTTCGGTCGCGGCGGGTTCGGGCTCCGGCTCTGGTTCAGGCGGCGTGGTCCCGGCATACTCTTCCTCGAGATCGCCAATTAGCAGTTGAAGCTGATCGATCTGTCCCTTGAGTTTCTCAGATGACGATCCGAACCGTTGACGCAACAGCTTCGCCAGGCGGGCTTTCAGTTGCTCGATCTGAAGCGCCTGATCCTTCAATCCGTTCCGTGCGGCTTCCAGTCCGGCCGCGTGTTCTTCCTCACGCGCCAGCAACAACGTACGCAGCGCGGTCACGTTCTTTGGCAGCGAAAGGGAATCGAGCGGCGGCGGCATGCGCGAATCTTCTCTCATTGATTCGCCCCGCACCAGGCCCAATCGCACCACCGTAACGACTTTTTTCATCCCGCCAGTTCGGGACGCCAGGTGCGCGCCGGCATCCGCCAATCGATGCCCTCCAGCAACATCGACAGTTGCGCCGGCGTCGGAAACACCGCGCCGTCTTTGGCCTGGGGCCAGACGAAGCGCCCCTTTTCCAGGCGCTTCGCGAACAGGCAAAGACCTTGCCCGTCCCACCACAACACCTTGATCAGGTCACCGCGGCGGCCACGGAAAACCAGCAAGTGGCCGCTGAAAGGATCCTTGGAAAGATGGTTCTGGGCCAGAGACGCGAGGCCATTGAATCCACGGCGCAGGTCGGTATGACCGCACGCCAGCCAGACATGCACGTTCGGCGGCGGCGCGATCATCCGCGCAATCCGGCGATCACGGCACGCAACATCGCGACAGGCGTGTCCCGGTGGATCAGAACTTTGCCCCCCGACGGCAGAACGACTTCAATCGTCGCCATGCCACGATCCGTGGCTGAAGGCGGAGAGGGCGGCGGCGTGGGAACATCACTCACGGATGACGCCAACCGCACCGGCATGAAGTCGATGTCATCACCGGCTCTCAGTCGGCCCTGACGCGCGAGGTGCCGCCAACCGTGCAACAGGCCCAAGCTCACGTCATGCCGCGCCGCGACGTCGCAAATGCACACGCCAGGCTCCTGGCTCTCGGCCACGATCCGCGGCTTCTCAGCGATGCTCCACCGGCGGCGGCGTTCGCGACCTGTGATGATCTCGATCATTCCGTCTGCCACAGTCCTTAACTCCGACCTTTAGGTGCTCCTTAAGGTCATAGTCTCGGGATCAGGGAGGGGCGGAACAAGGCGGGGCTGACCGGACGTTTACCCATCTACAACCGATCGGCTTAGATCAAGCAATATCTAACCAGTGACGAGTGCCGCATCCACCTCGTCTACCTGCCGCCTTGAGCCCCCAATCTCAACCTCATCGAGCGGCGCCGGATGACTCGGCAAGAGGAAGACACTTTGGAACGAGTACCACGAGACTCTGTCCGACTTCAGGGTGGCGATCGACCGGTTCGTTGAGAACCCACACTTCCGGTGCGAGGAACTCCGTTCGCTGATCACCGATTGATTCTATTTCGTTGGTGGACCAGAACCGGGGCGTCCGTGAGCAGTCCGGTAGATCAGACCTTTCAAGATCAAACGGAGACGATTGTAATAGCAAACTCTCTCTTATCATTGGGCACCTTCTCGTTCGAAGGCCTTGAGTCACCAGAACAAATTCATCTGAAAACGAAGCAGCGTATCGCCATCCATCGCCTAGGCTCTGGTTTATCAATAGCCGATTGTCTCGGCGAGGATTGCGAAACCGCCAGCTTCCGTGGCATCTTCTCAGGAGCAAGTGCCGTAGATCGGATCAGTTCACTTGATTATCTCAGAATTCAAGGGATGCCCCTAACTTTGACGTGGGGTTCACAGGCATTATCGGTTATAATACAGGAGTTTGAACTCGACTATTCGTCGGACCTTTGGATCCCCTACAAACTGTCCTGTTACGTTGTCCGGTCAACCGGAACCAGCGAAAACGTCTCGGCAGACGAGACAACGGCAACTGCGGCCACACAAGTCGGTAATATGCTTAGCCTGCTGAATACCACCGGTATAAACCCGACATCAGGTCAGGTCGCGGCAACTACCGCTCTTGCCATGCTAAATTATGACCTACCTTCGCCCAGTGCGCTAAGTCAGGCGCAGGAGTTGGTTCATTCGATTGACAATCGCCTCGCGAGGCTCGCCAGTATAACGCCAGATGATGCTCTGACCGATCCTGGATCCGATCACGAGCAGGCCAATTGGATCAACGCCATGGTTACCAATTTGGGTTTGCGAGCTGCTCTCGTGCTTGCTCGCAACCGACTAATGAGCGTCGTAGTACGAGCGGAAAGCATCAATCAGCTATGACCCAAACGATTCTGGTACAACCTGGAACCACTCTATTCGAGGTCGCGGCCAAGTATCTTGGCGACGCGACGCAGTGGTTCCGTATAGCGCAGATAAACATCATACGGGATCCCTACTCTTTCGGGGCGCCGACTATGTTGAGTCTCCCGACCAACCACCCCGTTCAAGGCTAAGAAAGTGCAGGACAGCTCTTCCAGAGCATTCACCAGATCGCCTAGGGTGCGCGCTCAAATCAATGGGGCGGTCGTCGATTCAATTATGCATGTAGTTATGATTGATGGTGGTTCGTGCAAAAGTTCCCGGTTCGAGTTAACAGTAAGCACGAATGGCGATGCCTCGGGCCGGCGGTGGATTGGGCTGACAAACGGGAAAGTCACAGTTCAAATATTTGTG